GTGCTGTTTTGAACTGTTGCCAATGTTAATGGCTGGGATAACTTTGCTGGAGTTACGTTTGCATCTGCAATCTTTACAGTTGTTACATTAGAATCAGCAATTTTAGCAGTAGTTACACCAAGGTCAGCAATCTTACCAGTTGTAACCGCAAGATCAGCAATTTTACCAGTAGTTACATTTAAATCTGTAATTGCATTAGATGTAATTGCATTCGTGGCTAGTTCGTTGGATGTAATTCCTGCTGACCGAATTTTCAGCTTTCCAGATGCAACTTCCAAGGTCGTCCCAATAATAGCATCAGATGCCATCACTGTCTGGTCGATGATGTTATTCATCTTCGTGCTAGTGATCGTATCAGTAGCTGTAAATGTGTAAGTTGTATCAACCGCGCCCATATGTTATTTTTGTGAAATTATTTGTCTATTGGTGATTGAACCAGACACTTTAATAGAATTTATCTTAGGTGAACCTATGGTTCTTGTCAAGATCATCGTGCCAGTATATCCTCGGATACCTCCAAGTCTGCAACGTATGCCTGCTGTTTCGGCTTCGTTTGCAGAACTCGGTGCTAAAACTTCACCACCAAGAAAATCTGTGGTTGTTCCGATAAGCTGTGAATCATCTGGATCTTCCGCAGCGAATGATATGCTATACTCGCCAGTTTCACCAGCAAGGTTTTGCATAACAACCTGTGCATCTGTAAATCTTTTGCGATCCATATTCCCAAAATCATACCCACGGGTAGTTAATAATGCGTTAATCGTAGGAGTTACAACTAAACTACCTGTGTTTGATACGCTTAAACGATCAATGGAGCTATCGGAGGCCTCTAGTTGGTGTAATCCACCATTGGCTGTAACTGCATAGATGTTGTTACGAACGTCAGCACTCCCCAATACAAAGTTTTCAATTAAGAAACGAGAATCTCCAAACGTATCTAGTGATTCCCAACCTTTATTAAGAAAGTTAAACACCAAAATAGCATTGTTTCCACGTGCATCATTAGCTCCTGCAACAGAATCCAACGGAACAGCAAGGTAATAACGGTTGTTATACAAAATGCCTACCGATTTATCAACGTAATCCTTGTTAATACGGTCAATATATGGCTGGATATTCTTAGAAATAGGTTCTTCAACCCCACGAAGGTTGTAATCGTTAAGGAACTCAACAGCATAAACGCCATCGTCCGACAAAAACATAATCATATTACCACGTGAGACAATAGTTTTCCGTGCTAAACAGCCAACCTCAGACGTAAGCTCTGTAACTTGTGTATCAAGTAGGCTTCCTTGTGTTCCTTTGATTTGATGTAAGCTGTTTCTATTTAAAACAATCAACTTGTCCTCATAAAAGCCGTGCATACCCACCACATAATCAGCAGTTCCACCACTAATGCGGAATTGATTCTCAATCTGGTCAAAGGTCGTAGTATCTAAAATGTCCGATACCGCTATTTCATCGGTTATCTTTGTGCTAGTATAAACTGGTGCATTAAATGTTCCCGATACAGTGTAATAATGTGGAATCCACAATCTACGCTGGAAATAAACCCCCCAAGGTGCGCCTGGCTGGTGCATAAAACCACCGCCTACGCTGAATTGCCCACCAAATTCAAAGGAATCAGATGATGATGTATTGTAATCACCAACAGGGGCATACCAGTTAATCGTAGTTGTGGTAGCTGCTGTGACATAATACTCATTGCCAACCATCCCAGCTAATTCTGTCGTAGCTGATTCACGAACTACAATAATATCTCCAGCACGAATCGTAGTATTACCTGCAACAGTCGCGGTCACAAGCCCTCCAACAACGTCAACGTCTTTTGCTTGAATGTTAAACGTCTGTGGCTGGGTGTAAGCACCACCAGGTGAAAGCGTAAAGCCATCTGTAACAGTTGCAGCAGTAACAACAAAGGTTGTACTGGTTGAAATTCCAGAAGCTACAAATGTAAATGTGTCCTTGTCCACTACTGTTGCAACAACATATGTCCCGTTTGGGGCTGTTCCTCCAGTAAGACCCGCAACCACAATAGAAGTTCCAACTAGCAATCCGTGTTCACGAACGCTCATGGTCACCACAGTATTAGGACTGGCCGTAGCATTAGAAGAAGCCGAAAGAACAGGTCTGCCATTGGGATACCACTCGAAAGCCTGCTGCCCATCTCGGAACAACATCACCTTGTCAAACACCTGAATCATATCGGTGTCAGCTCCAAGATCTAGTCCAGGCGGGTAGGCAATATCAGTTGTGCTGTAATCAGTTAAATCAACCTTCTTTGCCACCGTATCCAATGCAATAATTACATACTCTTTGTTGCCAGTATTAGGATCACTAAACAAACAAGATGCCCTTACGTTGGCGTTAGCAGCATCGTTAATAGGCATCTGCGACAACGTGCCAGTAGTATCTGTTACAGAAGTAATTCCTACTACTGTATAATCCAATGTATTAGCATCGTAATACGTAAGCAAATAACTACCATTAACTGCGGTATCAAGTCCAGAGATTGTAGCCCAGCCTGTTGTTCCAGCAGCAAATCCATGCGCCGTAACAGTAATACGGATTGTCCCCGTAACAGGAACAGTCACATTAGAAATAGTTTTAGGCGAATCAATTAAATAGAATGGTAACTGCAATGGCGTTTCACCAGTAGTAAATGCACTGGTTCTTTCCACAATCCCCCTACGAGGCTTCCAATAACCCTCCATGCGTCCGTTCAAAGACTCCCTTACCTCACCCGCTTGAAGCTGGTTTAACTGCAAACGCTGGTTAATACCAACGAAACCAGTATCGCCATCAATTAACGATTGGTCATCAAGTCCACCATATGAACGGTAAGATGCCACGGTTTATTGATCGTATGCAATGCAAGTTCCGCTGGTTACAGTTACGGCAGTAAAGTTACCACCGATGCCTGTGCCTGCAAGATGGGTAATGGTTTGAAGGTCTGCAATGTTGGTAAGATTACCCTGAAGCGTTGACAACACGGTATCTTCGATGAACTGAATCCAACGATAGTTTTTACCAGTCTGTGCGCCTTCGCCAGAATTTAATACGTGACCGCCATTGCCGCCTTGCAGATGGAACGCTGTTGAACTCATAAGTTTTTTAGAATTTTAAAACTAGCACCATTGCTAGTCGCTATTTGAATCTTTAGCGAACTAACCCAATCTTGTCAATACCTTATTATTTTACTAAGGATTATTCCTCCTCAATATATTCGTTAATGCTACCTGGCTGAAATCCCCAAGCAAGTAAAGCTGGCTTGATTAACTCCTGCATCACTTCGTGTATAGTAAGCTGATCGTGTTCGGTTTCAATCGTTACCTTGTTAAATACTTTGTTGCGGGTTGGTTCTATTGTTATCTTCATATTCTTTTATGCTGATCGCATCGCAATTAGCACAGATCAATGCATCTTGCCGATATGCCTCGTTGTATCGAAGTAATTCGTCACGTTGCTGCATAACTTCTATTAGGCTACTAACCTCCACAACTTTAATGTGCGGAGCGAAGTTCGCGGCAAAGCGTATATCTGCTTTATACCCAGCAGGTATCCCGCAATCGCAAGGATGCTCGCTGCAATCTGGGCAAATGTCGGTGTTCATAAGTTTAATTGGTTACATTGCAATGCTTACATATTCACCATCTGAATTTTTTCCACTCAAATAAAAATCACCGTTTTCCATATTCACCTCTAAACGCATAAATTTGTTTTTAATTTTTACTGGATAACCATAAAAAACAATCCCTTTTGGGATATTGTTGGTGTTAATTTTATTTATCATAATATCAATTACCTCACCTAGTTCTTTGTGGAATTCTTTAAGATAAGAATATGTATTTTTTTCTTTAAATGTATCTAGCTTGTTTACTTCCTCGTATGGAACCATGATCTTCTTTTGTCTTTCGTTCATAATTTATCGGTTATGTGATATGGCTTATCGGTCATCCCGATCCCGTCCTCAACAATCAACTTGGCTAGGTCACGGCTATTCTTAATTGGATTTACCACTTCATTGAAACCTGCCTTCATCTTTGCTGCTCCACAATCATTGTCGTAAATATACCACTCCAGCCATTCTTGTTGCTCAACACAATCCATCAGCACATCAAATGACTTCCATATCGCCGTATGCAGTTGACCATCTATATCCAAGCAACCAGCATCATGCGCAACATCACAAGCCGCACTTAACTCCTTATAGTTTCCCACGATCTTATCAATCTTGGCCGTCCATTGCTTAATACGTTCTTGCTTATTCATAATTGTCTTTTTGTTTATTGGTCGTCTATTCTTTGCTTCACAGATTTCACGCAACCCTTCTACCACCACCACAACCCTTTGCAATAAAATTCTCAACTATTCTCCAATACCCCATCCAACCCATACTCAGGCAATACCTCACTCACCCAGTCACAATCCAAATTCATACACATATACATCCCACTACCAACCTTCCACAACGCTCCCCTTCCACACTCAGGACATCCCACTACCTCATGTGTCCTACACACATCCCCACTACTCACAACCCACCCACTACAAAACCGACACACCTTCCAGTCAACATCTCCCAACACATCCTTCTTCATAAACTCATCCTAAACACACCAGAACAACATTATCAAGCCCCAAAACAACCAACTAACCATGCGCCCCCTTTACAGCATTTTTTATGGGGCAGGTTGATGGATCAGAATCTACGGATGCGCTGATAATCAACCGCCCCCCCGCCATGCGAGTGCGTGAAAGCCTTATAGTATAAGGGATTGACGAGACTAGGTTATACTCGGCGTGATATTATCCAGTCTAACACTAGTTTGCCCGCTCTCATGGTGCTAGCGGGGGACGTATTGTCACCTAGTCAAACCTCGTAACAAGTGAGGCCGTGCGCGGTGGAATTTTTTGTCTTGATGGGTAACCGTTATTTAAACGATTGTTTAAGATACTTGATTGAATCCCTAAGATTAACCGGACGTTTACGAGTCCATCCTGCCATCGATCCATCCATTTAAACGGGCGTTTGTTATCGCATCCATCCATCCACGTATCAAACGGTTGTTTGCGAGTTAGTCAAACGCTTGTTGGTAACGAGTGAGTGCTTTGTAACGTTGCTCGCGTTATCGTGCGCTGGTCAGTGGATACGTACGTGATACGGTGCGCGTTGGCTTGTCGTCCTGAGTCGTGCCGGTAGGGTTGTGAGTTGACCCTAGGGTGATCGTGCTTTGCGGGTTGGCTAACCGTCTCGCGGTGCTTAGCGTGCTACTTACTTGCTTAAGTATATAAGTAAGAGATAAAGCGGATGGGGTATGGGTTGGTAAGCAGTCACGTCCTGCGCTGCTGGGGTTTGTGGTGCTAATTAATAGTAAAAGCTTGGACTATTTACTAACGCGCCCGCGTAGCTAATACCGCTCAAATCAAAGTGTGTCAAGTCAAGACTCTCTAACCCTTATGCTGCAAAGGTTTGATGGTCTTGTCTAACAAGTGCTGATTTTGAAAAATTACAAATCTGGAATGGGTGATTTGATGCGTTAAAATGTCAACCTTGGGCGTGATTTACTGCTTTAAAACGTGTTTTATCGCTCCAAATCTCTAACAAAACGTGCTCTACAACTCTTATGAAATAAGGGAAAATAAAAAAAAGATGAAAAAAAGATAAAAAAGCATTGCACAACCCAAAGAACATGTCATTGTCACTACATCGCCAACGCGACAAACCAAAACAAACCAAACCAAAAAAATGACAACCATCACAACCATCACAAACAAAGACCTGCCGCAAGTAACCGCAAAAACTTTAGCAGACATCCACGGCGACTGCTGCGCAACAAACAACGGACGCCATGTCGTCAAAAAAGGTGAGTCGCACTGCTGCAAGTGTGGCGCCCGATAACCTCTATTATCCTGCACCAAAACAACCAAACAAACCAAAACAAACCAAACAAAGAAATGTACACACACACGCAAACCAAATCCAACGCCTCAAAAATCAAATCGGTGATCGACCGTATCGCTAATGCATCCTGTGATGTTGCCAAGGACGGCAAAGCCTATCGGGTATCTGACGACGCAATCAATAGCAACGTGTTTAATGCAGTCCGCGACATGGTAGAGGCGGGATGCAAACCATCGACAATCACAGCGCAAGACATTGCCTAACCAACCAACCAAACAAACCAAAAACAACATGACAACCACCACAAAAGACAAATT